TCTTGTTCCATAATTTATCCTTTAAGCAGCTCGTGTAATACCACGGGGATCTTCCACAGTAGCTTCAACATTATCATCATTGATGATTCTGAATTCACGACCATGAATCTTCAGACGGGTGCCTGAATTCGGACGGACGATAACAAAATCGCCAACTTTGCACGACGGCCCACTGGGGACCCGGGTTGGGTCTTTATAAGCATCTGGCCCAAGTTTGACTACAAACAATACAGGAGTTAAAACCTCCTCAAAGTGCATAGCTTGGTTGGATTTAATAATGCCACTTTCACTCTCAGCATACTCTTCCATAGCTTCTGGTACGACGCACAAAAGCTGAAAACGTACGGGTTCAGGCAACTGTTTAGCTTTTTGGTCGGCACTCGTATTGAGGATTCCAGAAAGATCAACAGCACTCACATCAAATTCAGTCATCAATAGTCTCCATTCGTTGCACAAGGTCTTTGACAATGGATTCTGCGTAGGTTAGACCCCGGATAACCCCACAGACGTGACGATACTCGTCAAACGTTTTTGCTCCTCCCCCTGCGAGAAAGATGACCTGATCGTTTCTAAGCTTGTCGTACTCAGAAGCTAGGTGATTTAATATTTTGTCGTCCAATTAAGATCCTTTCTTATTTTTCTGAGAATGCTGAAGAATAGTGGCTGTGCGGTTGTGAGCCATTTCTGCCTTATGTCTGGCGATCTCAATACCCATTTTTGTACCTTCCAACTCTTGTTGTTTCTGCAACTTATCCCTAGCTGCCGCAGCCGTAGCTCCAACTTGCATTGCTGCGATTTCTTTTTGGGCTGCAATTCTTGACTCTTCAATACGTAATTGATCTGCTTTAGCCGCTGCCTCAATTTGTTGCTTCTGTTGCTTGAGTTGCAACTCGCCTTGTTTGAGTTGAAGTTCTTGCATTTGCATTTGCACAATAGGGTCTTGCATTTTTTGTTGAGCTTGAGCTTGTTGGGCTTGAGCTTGAGCCATTTGAGCCATCTGTCCACTGGCTTGAGCGACTGCAATTGCAATCTGGTCTGCCATTTCTTGAGATACTTTTGGTTCTTCCCCAGTCTTTTCATCTTTACCGGGTAATACACCACCAATAGTCATCTCAACTTGCTTCCTGTACTCCATACCCATGTGCTCTGCAATGTGAGCTTGGATACCCGAGACGATCTGCTGCAACATAGGATTTTGTTGCAACAATCCCATGATATGTGGGTTCTGCAACAGAGAAGTATGAGTCGCGATATGTGCCTGATGATTCTGCTCCATGAATGCTTTCACAGGTTTTTTCATGGTCAACATATTTTGATTTTCAGTGACTGGATCAACAGGCTTCTCATCATCCTCAATTGGAACCAACTTATTAGCGTTCTTAATGCCAATCACCTCAATCATCTGACGATGTAAAAGGGGTAAGTTATAGAGTTGAGGAGCTTGTTGTGCTAGTTGAAGAACGGCTTGATACTGCACAATCTTCTGCGCCATAGTAGAAGCATTTGGATCTGATACAGGAATCACATCTACAGAATCATAATCACTGCGTTTAGCTTTCCTGCTACCGTCTTCTGGCTGGTAGTCATAGTCTTCAGGTGTGTAGTCAGCAATGATGTTCTTCAACAACTTAAACTCTTGTCTCATGGTGTAGTGCATACGAGCTTGTACTGCACCCATCACTTTCAATGTTCTTTCTAGAATAGCCAATGTTGTACCGACAGGAGTCTGTGCTGACATATCGCTCACACTCATATCTCCACTGGACGCAAACGTCTTACCCTCTTGCACGATATTCTGGAATAGCGCAAAGAGAACCTGACTTGGTTCTTTGTATGGTAAAGGGAGAATGTTATCCCTGATGCTGCCTGATGGCACATCAACATCTCTAAATTCACCGGGAGAAATAGGTGTGTCGTCACCCTTTAATCTAAGTCCTCTGGACTTCAAACCACCGGGAAGATTAGACAATGTACCCGCATCAATTAACTGACGTTGAATAATGGTTGCAGATTTGGCGTATCCACCAATCAAGTGGATCAAACCATAACCATAGAACCCAAATCCAGGGATGTATTGGTAATGCACAAAGTGATTTCTTTTTGTACACAACTCATCGTCCTCGTACCAATTCCTACGGATAGCTAGTATGGTGCTAGTCCCTTTTTCAATAGTCACAATATATGGCAAGGCTATATCTGTTTCTTCACCTTTTTTATCTACGTGCTCAAACCCAGACAAATTTAAATTAACCTGCATCTCAAGCACGCGATAGCGATCATCTTGGATAGCAGACATGCCATTTTCTTGGGCTTTTTGTTTCTCAACCTCATCTAATTCATTGGTCGGTTCACCCAAATCTACATCACTATAAAAGCCCGCAACAATGAGTTTTCTCAACTCATTCTCGGTCTTACGCATGACATGGGTAACTCTCTCAGCGGAGGCTAATGACGCCGCACCATATGGCACAACAATATCTTCCGCAGGTACAAACATCGCCACTTGACGACCCAAACTTGGATCATAGTAAATCTTCTTAAATGCTGACCCCGCGAGAGGCAAGCTCCACAACATCTTCTCATGTTCTGGTCTGTACTCGGGCATCACTTCAGTCAACTGATAGTTCATATCGTCCCGTACACGGTTTGACGAGTCCTGTTTTTCGGGTGTTTCTTTCCCAATAATCTGAGTTTTTACTGGCCCTTGCGCAGGAAATGTCTCCATGATTCCTTCTGACTGGAACCTAACAACTGACTCGGTAAGCATAGGGTGAAACACGCCGCATGCGCCTTGCCAAGGTTCTGTCCTGTCCTCATACTTCAAACCCAACAGTTTTAAACCTTCTACATAAGTCTGTATCCAGTCTTTCCTGTCTCCTGTGTCTTTGGTAAAGTCACTAATTAAATCACTAGCCAAACTCCCCAAGTCTGAAGAATCCATTAAGTCGGCTAAATTTGCATCAAAGTCTCCGCTGTTGTGCTGCTTGGCTGGCTCCAGATCAATGTCAATATCTCCTGCGTGCAGGTGTACAGCTTCAGGATTATCAATTTCAACCTCAATACCCCCATCCATATCATCTAAACCCGTTGGAGCTGCGTATAAACTTTTAGCGATTGCCATATTATTTCCTTAATGTTGCCCGATTTGTCTTAGGGTTGTACTTAAACTCTTCTGGTTTTTTATCCAGACGTTTAGCTGATCTATCTGTCGCACGTTCTTCTGCTGTCATCATGTTTCTTTTTAGTCCTTCAGCAGTAAACGTCTTGCCATCCGCTTTCAGATGGCCTCTCTCTTGCAGAATCTTTATGGCAGCGTCACGGTTGCCCACCTGCGCAGACAAGCGTTCAATCAACTGATTCCTACCCATGAACTTCTGAGTTGTCATACTGTGTAGTACCCTTGTCGTCTCTTGCTTCTAAACGCTTGTATGGGGTCCGGCTCATCACTAGGTAATCTAATAAAGCCACCTTGTCTAAACCTAATCAATGCCTGTGTGGTTGAATCCACTAAGTCATCGTTTGTACCGCTGGGAAAGTCGTTACATTCCTCCATAACTTCTTTAGCCCACCGTCTATCAGGTGCCCAGACTATCCCAGATGAGAATAAGTCCGATACAGCGTTCACCCTAGAGATCTTATCTTGTCCTTTACCTGGTGTAAACTCCCCCACTGGTATGCCCATGCGTCTAAACTCCTGATACAGAGCCGCACCGTTAGATTTTTTCTCCACAACGAACGCATCTGGCTCCCATTCTTTGTATTCTTCGAGCACAAGACGCTTTAATTCCGGGAATTCCATGCGTTTTTTGATCGAATTCAACAAAATTATGTTGAAATTGTTAGATTCTTCGTTAAAAAACACGCCCCAAGTCGTTAAAGCGTTAAAGTCAGCCCGATTTGACGCTTCTTGAGCCGCATCTAAGCTCATAATCGTGAATTCGCAGTTTGGTGGATCATCTTTATCCCAAATTTGCCACCATTCTCTCTTTATTAGCGCACCTTCTTCCGATACAGGGTTCTGCATGTACTGGGCTTGCCAATAACGGGGGTCCATACCCGCTTTTTTACCCAATAATTCCTCTATAGACCAGAAATCTCCCCATAGCGGCTTATCATTTAATATGGCAGGGAACTCTACAACCTCCCAAGGATCTACATCTTCCTCTCTTGCCATCTGACTAAGTATCTGACCAGTCAAATCTAGCTTAGACCATCTTGTCATTACTATAATAATTGCACCACCTGGCATAAGACGCTGCAAAGGGCCAGACTGAAACCACTCCCAAGCAGGAAGGAATACATCGGGTCGTCCTGTCTTAGCTTCCTGTTCTGAATGTGGATCATCAATAATAAAAAGATCAGCACCCCGCCCAGCAAGAGCGCCACCGACACCAATAGCAAAGTATTCACCATTGAAATTTGTCCCCCATCTTGATGCTGACTTACTATCAGCTTGTAGTTCTACGGCAGGAAACACTTCTTTGTAATGGTCTGAACCTACCAAATTCCTAACTCGCCGTCCAAAATTCACAGCCAAATCTGCTGTGTGGGAGGACATGATAATCTTTTTATGCGGGTATTTACCTAGAAACCATGCAGGTGCTAGGTAAGAAATCATTTCCGATTTGCCATGCCTCGGTGCAATATTAACAATAACCCTTTTCTTTTTTCCCTCCGCGATTTCCTCAAATATCTTGGCCAGACGTCGGTGGTGCGGGCCGACTTTGTAGCCGGGGTAGACATGATCGATGAACGTGAGAAAATCATCTTTGCCTACTTGTTGAGTTGAATCAGCATACCACTTTTTAACTAGATCTAAAGCCTTACGTTTCTCGTCCTCGGGC